CCAGGTGAGCCATCAGCCAGCTATATGCACTTTCCTGATTCCCGTGATCTGAACTATTTCAGCCAGCTATTAGCCGAGCGTTCAGTGCTAAAAGTGTCTGGTGGCCAGCGTTACCGCGTGTGGGAACAACTGCCCGGGACGCGCTAACGAAGCGCTGGATTGTCGGGTGTATAGCTACGCGGCGCTGTGCGGACTGTTTTACATGGGGCTGAAGCTTAATTCTCTGGCTGACAGCATTGTACTTAACCCGGATCGCCTGTTACCTGCTCCGGTTGAGTCGGTAGAAAAGCCTAATCTGCGTTTACCCGGTGGTGTTACCGAGGAACCCGCAGAGAAGCCTAAACGCAAGCGCCTGTCACAACTTTTGCCATCGTAAGGACTTCTATGTTTAACCGCAATACCAGCCTGCTGGCCGGAGCGATGACGCGTGAACAATTGCAGGATGCGCTGACTAAGGCGCAGCAGGCGTATATCGATCTGGCCTCGGGATCACGCGGTGTGTCGTTCTCATATACCCAAGGAGACGGCACCCGGTCAGTTTCTTTTCAACAGGCATCAATGGCTGACCTGATGGCGCTGATCCAGCTTCTCCAGGCTCAGTTAGGGATTAATATCAGGCCGCGCCGTCCAATGAGGTTCAGATTCTGATGAATGATGTCAAGATACTTGGCCCCAACGGGCAACCGTTGCCGCCATCCCGTTCAAAGGCGTCCATGCTGGTAGGCGGAAGTCGGGTGCCGTACGACGCCGCTGACTCATTCAGTGACCAGTTGGCAAACTGGCAACCGGCGCTATGGTCGCCCGACAATGAGATCAATATTTACCGCGATCGAATTGTCTCCCGTGTCAGGGATTTGGCCCGCAATGATGGGTGGGCCAGTGGCAGCATTACCCGGGTGTTGGATAACGCCATTGGCGCTAACTTTCGCCCCATCCTGAAACCTGATTACCGCATGCTGGCGTTGATGACGGGTAACAGTGCATTTGACTCCACTTGGGCGGATGAATACGGCAAAGTGATCGAGGCACACTGGCGGTCATGGGCGCAGGATGACCCCGGCCGTTTTTGTGACGTTGAGCGAAAACAAACGGTGTCGCAAATGCTGAGGCTGGGCTTCCGTCACAAACTGATTGATGGTGATGCGCTGGCAGTTCTGCAATATCGGCCTGATCGGCTTGGGCGAGGGCGAGGCCGTTACGCCACGACAGTGCAAATTGTTGACCCAGATCGACTGAGCAACCCGCAACAAAACTTCGATATGCCGAACATTCGTGGCGGTGTCGAAATTGATGGTGATGGTGCGCCAGTAGCCTATCACATACGTGAAGCGCATATCGGCGACTGGTGGAGCGGAGCCAAAACGATGACCTGGCAGCGTATCCCGAGGGAAACCGATTGGGGCCGACCGCATGTGGTGCATGATTATGACCATGAGCGTGGTGCCCAGCATCGTGGGAACGGGATATTAACGCCGGTGGTACAGCGCCTGAAAATGCTCATCAAGTACGATCAGACAGAGTTGGAAGCGGCGATATTGAATGCGGTCTTCGGTGCCTACATTACCTCGCCGTACGATCCGCAGATGGTTGAAGCAGCGATGGGGGAAACCTTCGACGATACCAGTATTGGCGCTTACCAAGATGGTCGTGTTGATTTCCATAGAGATCGTCGCATATCTCTGCAAAACGGCGCACGAATGCCAATCTTGTATCCCGGTGAGGATGTCAAAGCCGTCAATGCGGCACGCCCGCACAGCAATTTTGAAGTATTCGAAAGTGCAGCATTACGTAATATCGCCGCTGCAACGGGGCTTTCTACCCAGCAGGTAACACAAGACTGGTCTGATGTTAACTACAGCTCTGCACGTTCGGCGATGTTGGAAGCATGGAAAACGTTGACCCGCCGGCGTGATGATTTTTCTGTCGGGTTTGCACAACCTATCTTGTCTGCGTTCATCGAAGAAATCCACGACACGGAAGATTTACCGCTGCCGAACGGCGCTCCGCACTTTCTGGATGCCAGGGCGGCCTATTGTCGTGCGCGCTGGATGGGGCCAGGTCGAGGCTGGGTAGATCCGGTGGCAGAGAAGAAAGGGGCCATACTCGGTATGGATGCCGGACTTTCCACGTTGGAAATGGAAGCCGCAGAAAACGCCGGTGAAGACTGGGAGGAAATGCTGGATCAGCGTGCCAGAGAAATCGCGGCATTTGAAGAGCGCGGATTAACGCCACCTAGCTGGGCGCAAGCTGATGTATTTGCACCTGAAACAATTAAAGATCCGGAGGCAGAGTGAATTTACCGCATCTGGCGCAGCGGCTATTTAACACGCCGCTGGCGCTGCACCCGCAAAAGGCCGAAGTCGTTATGGCCGCAATGATGGACCGTTTCGGGATCACTCGTATCAACACCTTGGCCTCTGACTGGTTAGGGGACGATGATAGTTTTATCCGTAAAGCTAAAAAACAAGATAACGGTTATGACGTGGTAGATAGCGTCGCCATTATTCCTGTTCAGGGAACATTAGTTCAAAAGCTAGGTTCATTGCGCCCCTACAGCGGCATGACCGGGTATGACGGCATCCGCCAATCATTCCTGACTGCGTTGAACGATCCGGCGGTGAGCGGCATCTGTCTGGATATCGACTCCCCAGGGGGAGAGGTTGCAGGGTGTTTTGACCTTGTTGATGAGATTTATCACGCTCGCGGCTCTAAACCGATACACGCGATCCTGTCAGAAAATGCCTATTCCGCAGCCTACGCTATTGCCAGCGCCGCAGATTGCATCCACGTTCCGCGCACAGGGGGGGTGGGATCGATAGGTGTCATCGTTATTCACTGTGACTGGTCACAGCGGATCAAAGATGATGGGCTGGCGGTCACCATCATCACTTACGGTGACCGCAAGGCTGAAAGCAATCCTTACGTCAAACTGACTGATCAGGCTCGCGCTGCGATACAGGATGATGTGGATACGATGGGTAGACTTTTTGTCAGCACGGTAGCCCGCAATCGGGGCATCACTGAAGAAACTATCCGCAATACCCAGGCTGCCTGTTTTCTGGCGGCTGATGGCGTCAGGTTGGGACTGGCAGATGATGTCATGACCCCTGATGCCGCGTTCCGAAAATTATTGAATGAAGCAGGAGCTTAACGTATGTCTTACTCAAAGTTTGCCCACCTGATGGGTCTTAAGAAAAAATCCTCCGAAGATGAGGAGGACGACAAAGAAAAAGGTAAAAAGGCGAAATCCCGCCGTGCAGAAGAAGAGCGCGATGATGAAGAGGACGCGAAGAGGAGGATGATCGCGAAGACATGGAAGACGATGATAACAGCGATCCTGATGCCGAAGAGGACGACGACAAAGAAAAGGGCAAAAAGGCGAAATCTCGTCGGGCGGAAGAAGACGATGATGATGCCGACGCGGAAGAAGACGAAAACCGCGATGTGAAAAAAGGTCGCCGTGCTGAGCGTAAACGCTGTGCCGCCATCTTTGGTAGTAAGCATGCCGCTGGCCGCCCGGATATGGCGGCGCATCTGGCGTTTAATACCCGCATGAGCGCGAGTGAAGCCATTGGCACGCTGGCAACGATGGGGGCTGTTGCTCCGGCGAAAACAGCGCGTTTTTCGCTGGATTCGCGTATGCAATCTGAACAGGTACGCCTTGGCCCGGATGGCAGCAAGCCCGCCACGGGGAAAAATGCGCTGGTAAGTAAGATGACCGGCCTCTATGACTCTGCACGAGGTAATAAGTAATGGACCAGTTTGGACAAAATCAATTTGCACCTGGCATGAAAAGTTCGCTGTTCGTTCCCGATCAGCTGGTTTCTGGCCCGTTACAACTGGTCACTGACTCTGTCACGATCGGTGTTTCAGGGGCGCTTAAACGAGGGACGGTACTCGGCATGATCACCGCGACCGGCGCGTATATCCCGAGCAAAAAAGATGCGACTGACGGCAGTGAAAAGCCGTCCGCCATTTTGGTCGATAACGTAGACACCACGACCACAGCACAAACTGGCGGTGTGTATCTGATGGGCGAGTTTAATCAGCACCGTTTGATCTTCGATAAGACCTGGACCATTGTTGAACTGAAGGCGCAATTCCGCCCGCTGGCCATCTTCCTGCGCGATAGCATCCAGTCGCCGGTATCCTGATCTAACCCTTTTGAAACGTAACCGATGCCAGTTCTTTGGCAGGGTTGCACACATCTAAAGTATGGCCGGTGGTCGCACCGGCATCATAAAGAGACTGAATATGGAAAACATTTTTGATACCAGCGTGCTGGTGCAGGTCGTCCCTAATCTTAAAACCTGCCAAAACTGGCTTTTGGATCGCTTCTTTCCGAATGTGGTGACCTATGAGACGCAAGAAGTGGCCATTGACGTGGATGTTGGTCTGCGTCGTATGGCCCCGTTTGTTTCCCCGTTGGTGGAGGGGAAACTGGTTGAACAGCGTAAATACCAGACTAATGTCTTCAAGCCCGCTTACATCAAAGACAAACGCGCCCCCGATCTGCGTAAGCCTATCAGCCGCCAGATTGGTGAACGTATCGGGGGAGAATTTACCGCCGCAGAGCGCGAAATGTTGAACCTCCAGTTTGAGATGGCTGACCAAATCGACATGATCAATCGCCGCCTGGAATGGATGGCGGCGAGTGCTCTGACTAAAGGTAAGGTCACTGTTGCAGGTGAGGGCTATGAAACCAAGGTGGTTGATTTTGGACGTTCAGCAGATTTAACCATTACGCTGAGTGGTTCAGACCGATGGCCTCTTAGCATTGCCTCTGGTGCTACCAACACTCAACCGTCTGATGATATTGAAGCCTGGCAGACGACATTCCTTAAAAACTCTGGGGCAGTGCCTACAGATCTGGTGTTCACCAACAAGTCATGGCGTGCATTTCGTCTTGATACCACGATCAAGGACAATGCCATCACCTTTCCGGCATTAAGCCCTTTTGGCAACCAGATTAACATTGGTGCTCAAATTAAGAAGGGAGCGGTTTATAAAGGCCGTTGGGGCAACTTTGATTTGTGGCTGTACAACGACTGGGCTATTGATCCCGTTACAGGCATTGAAGAGCCTCTGATCGCCGATGGCGCGGTAGTCATGAGTTGCGCCGATCTAATGGGAACGCGTGCCTTCGGCGTTATTTTGGATCCAGCGTTCAACTATGGTCCTTTGGCATTTGCGCCTAAAACCTGGGTGAAAGAAGATCCGGCACAACGTTTGCTTATGATGCAATCAGCGCCCTTGGTCATTCCAAGCCGGGTTAATGCTTCACTTTGTGCAACGGTGGTGTGATATGGCCAAGAAACCGCAAAAAGAAGAACTGGGCGGCTTGCCGCCCGAGTTACAGGTGGGTGACCAGGAAAGCCCGGAAACGTTGAAGGTTGATGATCAGGCTTACGATAATTCTGGCGACACCGACACCGACACCGACACCGACACCGACACCTACACCGACACCGACACTGGCGATGATTCGGATGACGATGAGGACGGTGAAAAGCTGCCGGACGGCATGGTTCCAGTGGTTGTCACCAAAGGCAACACCGTGCGGCACGATGGATGTGACTATCCAGAAAACCGGGTGTTTACGTTGCCGGTAGCGGATGCGCAGCGGTTGATAGGTCTGGGTGTGGTTGCTGATGTTGAACAACTCCGCAAGCTGGCGTTGCTTCGCAGTGCGCCGGCCGTAACTGTGCAATCGGGGGAGTAAATGGGTATCAACTGGGATCAGCATTTGCTTGCACCGTTACATGGCGTTTTTGGTGACCCGGTTGACTACCGGCCTGCCAGCGGTGCGCCGTACACCGTCAGCGGCATTTTTGATCGTGCTTATACGCAAGAGGTCGAGCCGCTGGACGATGGCAGCACTATCAACACCACCAAACCGGTGTTGGGTGTTCGTGATAGCGAGTTTAAGGCACTGCCGAAACAGGGGGATCGGGTGTTCGTCGGTATCGTCGGTGGGGTACCGGTTAATACGCTGTTTGCCGTTTCAGACGTTCAGCCGGATAGCCATGGTGGAACGAAGCTTATTCTCAATAAGGTGAAATCATGAACCCCAGAGGGATAAGGCTACTGGTCATTGAAGCGCTGAAGAATAAAACCGATGCAGGCGATCGGGTTTTTTCGCCGCGCGACTGGCCGACAACCGCTGACATGTACCCGGTTATCCTGGTGCAAACGCCGATCGACGTTAAGAGTTCACTGGGCCGTAATGTTCCCCAGTTCAACACTGTGACCACGGTTCGCCTCACAGGCCGCCTCCAGGAGTTGGACGATGAGGCGGAAGACAATGGGGCAGAGAAGGCAGAAGAGGCGCTGGAAGAATTGCGCGAGCAGATAGAGCGCGCGGTAATCAACAGCTATGAACTGACTCGCAAGATTCAGCAGTTTCAGCAGGTGCGATCCACCATTGATGTCGATGCTGGCGGCGAAGGGCATACAGCCCAGTTGTTGATGGAATTGGACATTGAATATTATCAGGGGCCTGAAGAGTTTTCTGAAATCAGTACTGAGACCCTTGAAGGGGTAGACGTGCTGTTTTCCATACCTGATGGTACCCCCGAACCCCACGTTAAAATCGATCTGGAGTAACCCTATGTTTGTTAAACCCGCACCGGGGCGTGTTGTGCGCGATCCGGTCAAGGGCACCTTTTTGCCTGGATCCGGCGAACAGGTGCCTGATGATATTTTTTGGGGCCGCCGCCTGAAGGATGGCGATGTTGAGAAATTCGACCCGAACGCGACAGCAAAACCAGCGGCAGGGAAGAAAAGCCAGGAGAATGAGCAATGACCATCCCATTTAATCGCCTTCCGCCAAACCAGCGCGCGCCATTTTTTTATGCCGAGTTTGATAACTCAATGGCCAATTCAGCCACAACCGTTCAGCGCACGTTGCTGATCGGACAAATGCTGGCAACAGCGACGGCAACGCCAGGCATCCCGCAGAAAGTCTCGTCTGATTCGTTGGTCGCCGGTATCTGTGGCAATGGCTCAATGTTGCACAACATGATGACTGTATATCTGACCAATGACCCCGCTGCCGATATTTGGATATTACCCCTATCAGACGGTGCCAGTGGTATCGTGCCAGCATCGGGAAAGTTACAGGTATTGACTGCTGCCACTGCGACCGGTGTCCTGTCTATCTATATAGCTGGCATGCGTGTCCAACTGACCGTTGTCAGCACAGATGACAAGGGGGCGGTGGCTACGGCTATCGCGGCGGCAATCAACGGGCAAAGCACGTTACCGGTCATTGCTGATGTGGATAGCAAGTCGAGTGATACGGTTAACCTGACGGCAAAAAATAAAGGTTGGCACGGAAACAGCATCGATATACGCCTCAATTATCAGGGCGCGGCGGGTGGAGAAGACACGCCGCAAGGCATGACGTTTAAAATCACACCTATGGCGGGGGGTATCGGTTCGCCGGATCTGAAGGCAGCGCTGGGAAACCTACAGGATCGGACTTTTGATTTTATCGTTAATCCGTATACAGACACCACATCACTAAACGTGATGAAAGAGTTTCTTTCCGATTCCTCCGGTCGCTGGTCCTACGCTCAGCAGCTTTATGGACATTCCTTCGGTGCTCTGACGGGTACTTATGGCTCTCTGTCGACTGTAGGGGAGGCACGAAATAATCAACATGAGACTCTGCTGGGTATCAATGGTTCGCCGACGCCTGCTTACCTCTGGGCTGCCGCGTTAACGGGGGCCATTGCACTAAGCTTGCGTAATGATCCGGGTCGACCCACGCAGACGCTGACTATCAGTGGTGTGTTGGCACCGCCATTGGAAGATCGTTTCACCCTAACAGAGCGCAACAACCTACTGTATAGCGGTATCTCCACGTATACAGTGGCAGATGATGGGTCAGTGCAGGTGGAAAAGACCATCACCACCTATCAGAAGAACAAATATGGCGATGCAGATGACAGCTATCTGAACATTGAGACGATTTTCCTGCTCATGTTTGTGACACGTTTCCTCCGCGCGCAGATCACCTCAAAGTTTGGTCGCATGAAGTTGGCCAATGATGGCACCCGGTTTGCACCTGGTGCCCCCATTGTGACACCAAATGTGATCCGCGCCGAGTTGATCGCCCAGTATCGCACGCTGGAATATAACGGCTATGTGCAGGATGCAGCGGCATTTGCAAAAACATTGTTGGTGGAGCGCAACAGCAGCAATACCAAGCGTATTGATGTGCTTTGGACGGGTACGCTGATCGACCAACTGGAAATTTTCGCACTACTCAATCAATGGCGACGCGCGCAAACCGCAGCCTAAGGGGGATTTATGGGAGACACAACTAACCGCCTGGCCGGTACTGCGTACGTCACCATCGACGGTGTAAGGGTCATGGTCGTCGGCCAGTTCAAATACAGCCCTGGCAAATGGGAACGCTCTACGTTGACAGGGATGGATGGTGTCCACGGCTACAAAGAGAAGCCGCGAGCGCCGTTTATTTCCTACCAGGCGCGTGACAGCGGCGGAACGTCGATCGCTAAAATCAACGATGCCACCAACGTCACGGTGGTCGTTGAGCTGGCCAACGGTAAAACAGTGATCGGCGAAAACATGTGGTCCGTGAATACGCAGGATGTTGATGGCGAAGAAGCGGTGTTTGATGTTCGCTGGGAAGGCGGATCGGTGACGGAGTATTGATATGGCTACGCTCGATAAGAAAAAAACGATTGTACTCAGCAAGGCGCTGACAATGGGCGATGTGCGTTACGAGCATCTGGACCTGAAAGAGCCAGTCCTGGCCGAGGTGGAGCAGTTTTATGACATTCAGCGAGCCAAGAATAGCATGGCCGCCATGAAGCTGCTGATCGCCTTGAATACGGGGGTGACTGAAAAAGTGCTGGGCAGCATGGCATTTACCGATTACCGGCAATGCGAGGACTACCTGATGTCTTTTTTAACCTTCGATCCCTCGCCGGATGGCAGCAGCTAGCCGCTGAGGTGACGAAGTATTACGGGTGGGGACCCTATGATGCATGGTCCCTGACCCGTACCCGGTTGGACTTCTGGGTCAATCAGGCCAATCGAATAGAAAAAATGAAGGCGGGTAAATAATGGCGAATTCGTTCGATTTCGAGCTGACAGCAAGTGATCAGGCATCTGCGTCTATTCAGCGTATTGAAGAGGTGGTAAAGAACCTCAACCCATTGCTGAAAAAAACGCGCGATGGTCTTGCACTTGGCGGACAGGAGTCAAGAGACAAGTTAGATAGTCTGGGCAGTCAGTTTGATGTATTAGCCAGACATGCCCGCAGCGGCGTCCAGTTTATTGGTGATCTGGTGCCGCCGCTGAAAATGGTTGGGGGCTTAACGCTGGGGTTGGGCGGGGCTGCGGTCGCTATCAATGCCGTCAAAAACAACCTCACCAATTTCGCCAACGCGGGATACCGCATCGACACCATCGTAAAAAATATCAGCATGACCACTGATGCCTTTCAGGAGCTGACGGGTGCCATGATTGAAAACGGTAGTGAGCGTGAGGCGGCAGAGAGTTCGATTGGTAATTTGTTCGAAAAAGCGAACGATGCGGCATGGGGGCGTAATAAAGAATTTCTTGCGCTTCTTAAAACGAACGATATCGATATTAGCCTGACAAAGGAAGGTCTGGCAGATGTTGGAAAATTAATTAAAGACCTAAACCGGGAAATGCAAAGCCTATCCCCTGCTAGACAGGCTATTTTTGCCAATAATCTGGGGCTTTCGCCGGATTTGCTCAGTTATTTGCGCAACACTACCAGTGAAGTGCAGCGCTTGAAAGACCTGGCTCGGCGTGATGGCCTCATATTTAGTGACAAGGATCTGCAAAACGCCTTGGCGTTTAAACAGCAGATGAATCAGATCAGCGCAGCCTTTGATGGGATGCAGATGAAGGTGCAAGCGTGGTTGGGGCAGTCGGAGTTCATGGCGGCGTCAGTAGACCAAATCAAGCAGGTCGTCACCCATGGCCTCGACAGTGTCACGCTAGGCTCGATCCTGACGTTCAATAACGGTGGGAAGCAGTCAGACCTTTTGCGCCAGGCACAAGGTGACGAGAAATTCAAAGACACGCTATCATGGAAAGAGAAGCTAGATTTAAATCTTGGCTATGCATCGGAAGATCTAATCAAAAAGCTCGACGGGTACTACAAGCCGGTGTGGCGTGCTGATCGGTTGAAAGGGGATTTGGAGAAAGCGACTGGGCCGCAGGCTGGTAATCAGACGGGTAATAATATCGGCACGGGGCCGGGGCCTTATGGCCAACCGGGTAATAATGCTCTGGGGTTGCGGAACAATAACCCGGGTAACTTACGAGCGGCACCCAATGCCACGGGAAAAAATGGGGGCTTCTCTACCTTTGCATCCTCTCATGACGGACTTGCAGCCTTGTCACGTCAACTCCAGCTTTATGGAGACCGTGGGAACAATGCGCTGAATGGGATTATTCACACTTATGCGCCCAGGTCGGAAAATAAAACTCAGTCATATATTGATGCTGTTTCAAAGCAAACTGGTTTTAATCCAAGTGATCGCATCAATCTTCATTCACCAGAAGTACTGGAGAAGCTAATTCCCGCCATCATCAAGCATGAAAATGGTGTTCAGCCGTACACACGGGACGAGATTTCGAAAGGGATCAATGATTCTGTGAATGATGTGCGGTGGAGCGGCCTGCGTGACCAGAACAATTTGTTCGATCAGCGTCTATCTGGCGCGTTTGATTACGAAAGTAAAGTAGATGAAGATGGAGGGAAGAGGACGCCTATACATTCCACGTCATTATTTCCCCCTACAGCGACAGATGACGCTTCTCTTGGCCGTTTGACTGAGGCTATGTCTAAGGCATTCGACGATAACAAATTCCAACTGGAAATTACACTGGTCAATCCCCAGACCGGTGAGCGCCGCAAGGTTCAAACTGAAAGCGGCGGCCGCGTGGCCTTGTCGATGCAATCACTGAGTTAACCGCTTCGACGGTTTTTTTGTCTCTGGAGAATTTATGGCTCTGATCACTGATGCGATCTCATCGCTGCTGGGTGGCGGCGACAACTGGGATTGGTTTGAGCATATTCACCCGGCATCCTTTCGCGGCGTTCCTTTCGCGGTAGTCAGCGCCGAAAGCGTGTTTGGACGTCGCCAGGCCGTGCATGAGTACCCCTATCGTAACACTGCCTGGGTCGAGGATTTGGGGCGCGGTACCCGAAAACTGACCATTCGCGGTTTTATTGTGCACAACAGTCTGGCTTATGACGCCCCTGACGTGATCACCCAGCGTAACTCGTTGGTCGCTGCTTGTGAAGCTGAGGGGGCCGGCACGCTGATTCATCCGACTCTGGGGGAACTCACGGTTAGCGTTCCTGATGGCGGCCTGCGGGTGCTGGAAAGTGTGGATAACGGGCGATCGTTCGAATTCACGCTCACCCTCATCGAGTCCGGCCTGAAGGTTTTCGCCATTACTGGCAACACACAGGCTGCTTCGCTGGTTCAAACCCAATGGCTACGCACCGGGTTGATGGCAACGACCAGATTTATCGCCACGGTGAAAGGCGAGATCAGGAGCGTCACCCAAACCATCAAGACGCTGCGAAACACGGCCGCGTTTTGGGGGAATAGCGTGAAAGACACGGCTAACGAAGTGACGAACCTCAGCAACGTCTTGAAGTCCACCTTCGGCTGCGCCCGCTATGGCCGGTATAACAAAGGATTTGTGGGGGGCGGTGTTTCTGGCTCTACCGGGACGGTAAACCGTACCGCAGATACTAAAAACCAGCCCGGACTGGTCATGCAGAAAATGGCGGAAGCGGTGACCGGGCGAGCTGATCTCCTGGCTAAAACAGCCACCCTTGAGGGCGTGAATTCAGTTGATGCGTTCCCTGGCAATGCGAAAACTATCATTGATGTGGTTATGACCTTCACAGGCAGCGTGGAAGAGAAAATCCGTATGCTTGAAACCTTGGCTTCATACCGAAACGCGACGTTTTACGCGACTGATTCGGAAAATGCCATTGCCCAAAGTGCCACCATCTTGCTCTGCGTTTTATCCGCCGGTGCACTGGCTGTGGTGGCTGTAGAGTATGAACCCTCAAGCTATGACGACGCCATTTTGATGTTAAACCGTGTCTGCGACACGTTGGATGATGTGTTGTTAATGGTGGCCGATGCCGGGGATGATGATGACTATCTCAATTTGCTGGAAACCCGCAACGCTCTCGTCAACGCATACGGTCAGAAAGGTGCTGAGCTGAGTTCGCTGACGCAAGTTGGCCTGTCTGCCTCAATGCCTGCGTTAACGCTTGCTAATCGTCTTTACCAGAACGCCGCGCGCGGGGATGAGTTGGTGCAGTCAGTTCAGCCTCGCCACCCGGCATTCATGCCTACCAAATTCAGAGCACTTAGGAAATGAAAGATGAACTGATTTTGACATCCGGCGGCAAACAAATTTCCGGCTGGGATTCTGTCCGCGTTACGCGCAGCATAGAGCGTTTACCCTCTGATTTTACTCTTTCTTTAATGGACTACTACCCCGGTAATGACGATAAGCAATTAGTGCTCCCGGGTGACAGTTGCACCGTGCATTTGGGGGATGATCTGGTTATGACCGGGTACATTGACCGCTGGAACCCAGTTATAGGTAAGATGCGCCACGAGGTGCAGGCAACGGGGCGAAGCAAATGTCAGGACTTGGTGGATTGCTCAGCAGAATGGCCAAACAACGTAATTAGCCAGGCCACTGCGTTACAAATCGCTCAAAGACTGGCTGAACCTTACGGAATTAGTGTCACCAGCGATGTGGAGGATTTGATGACCGTTCCCCAATTTACGTTAAATTGGGGAGAATCATCACAGGAAGTGATTGACAGGATCACCCGTTGGGCTGCTCTGCTGTACTACGACAAACCCGATGGCAGCCTTTATCTGACCCGCGTCGGAACGGTGAAAGCGGCCAGCGGTGTGGCACAAGGTGAAAACATCGAGACGGCATCTTTCATGGCATCAATGGACGAACGGTACTCGGATTATATCGGGGTATCGATGTCGATGACGCCAGTGATGGGGGGATATTCCTCGGTAACCCTGGCGCGAGCCAAAGATCCGGAAGTGGCCAAATTACGTTATCGAAACCGGGTTGTCATCGTGGAAAGCACCATGAACTCGCATGGTCAGGCGCAAAATTGCATCGATTGGGAAATGAACCGCCGCTATGGACGCTCACGCAGTTTGCAGGTGGAGATTGATAGCTGGCGAGACAAGGCAGGAAAGCTCTGGGAGCCGAATACGCTACTCCCCATTAACATTCCTGTATTTGGCCTCAATAACCAGCTTTGGCTATTGGCCGAAGTAACGTTTATCCGTGATGCGCGAGGCACCCGCGCCAAGCTTGTGCTGATGCCGTGTGAAGCGTTTGCCGTGCAGCCGTACCAATTTTACAGACAGGTACAGGAGCTTAACCCATGAGTGAGGGCATATTGAGGCAACTTGGCCGCCGAGTGGCCATGATGATCGGTATTGGCAAGATCACGGGTTACAGCGATGCTGGAAGTATCCAACAACTGCAATACCAGACACCATTGGAAGTCAGAGGAGCAACGCCACGAATGGCGGAGTTTGGCTTTTCATCTGGCCTACCGGTTGGCACTGATGTTGTTCTGGCCTATTTGGGCGGAGACCGCTCCAGCGCTGTGATTGTGGCCAGCAACAATCAGCAATATCGGCAATCCGGGCTTAAAGCGGGTGAAACGGTTATTTATGACCAATGGGGTATGTTTATCAAACTCACTGAAAACGGCATGGAAGTTGAAGCCAACGGCCAGCCGGTGACTGTTCGTCATGCGACGACTGTCACGGTCACGGCATCAGAGAAAATCAGGCTGGATACACCGCTTCTGGAGGTCACAGGTGACGTGGTCGACAACTGCGACAGTAATGGGGCCTCGCTGAAAACCCTACGTGAAGCCCACAATGGGCATGACCACGTTTTAAAAGACGTGCAAAGTGGCAGCGACGATATAACCAGCGATAAACCGGGGAGGATTGTCTGATGAGCGACATCAGTTCCTTTTGGGATATTGAACGGTTAGTGGCTGACTGGCGTGAAGGCAAGGGTGACCTCATCAACGGCAACGACCTTCAGACTGCAATCATTATCAGCCTGTTCACCGATCGGGTTGCCCGTGATGACGATGCCATTGAGGGAGACGATCGGCGAGGATGGTGGGGGGATTTAGGAGAAGAGCACAATATTGGCTCGCGGCTGTGGTTGTTACGGCGTAAAAAGCTGGATCAGCCTGTCGCCCAGAAAGCTGAAGACTATGCCCGTGAGGCGTTGCAGTGGCTGATCATTGACGGCGTGGTGTCGTCAGTGATGGTTGCAACTCAGATCGTTTACCCGCACCAACTTAATATGGTTATCAGCTATCAGAAACCGGGGAGTCGTGACGATACGGATATGCGTTTTTTTTGGGTTTGGGAGCAATAAGCAATGCCATTTAATCGACCTACACTGACCGAACTGCGTGAAAAGAGCCGCACGCAGCTTAAATCGGAATTGAGACAAACCGGCGCACTGCTACGCTACTCCAACATGCGTGTACTGGCTGATGCCGATGCTGGTCTGGCTCATTTGCATTACGGCTACCTTGATTACATTGCGCAGCAGGCCACGCCTTTTAATGCCACTGATGAATGGCTGGCGGGATGGGCTGCCCTGAAAAGTGTTTATCAGATAGCCGCCAATCCGGCTTCAACCCCCGCCTATCAATTCACCGGCATCGCAAACTCCACCCTAGGGAAAGGGGCGGTGCTGCGTCGGGGGGATGGGTATTGTTACCGCCTCGTCGAGGATGTGACTATAGGCGAAAACGGCAAGGGTATTGGCAAGTTGACCGCGATCCTCCCTGATATCATTGACGCGCCAACAGGTGGTGGTATTGACGGTAATGCGGATGCGGGCACGGCCCTGACGCTAGATATTTCATTGCCAGGTATTGACGCCAGCGGCGTAATGGTCGACCCCGCTACCGGAGGGGCAGATATTGAAACGCAAGAGAGTCTACGCGCTCGCATGCTGCTGGCGTATCAAACCCCTCCGCAAGGCGGCAGCGATAAAGACTATGAACAATGGGCGCGTGCAGTGCCTGGTATTACCCGGTGCTGGACAAAGCGGCGGCTGATGGGGGCTGGCACGGTTGGGGTGTACATCATGTGTGATGGCAACGATGAAACCAATCATGGTTTTCCTGTAGGGACTGACGGTCTATCCCAGCGGGATGAGTGGGGGGTTCAGAAAGCGACAGGGGATCAAGGCAGGGTAGCCGATTACATTTATCCGCGCGCCCCGGTGACTGCTTTGGTTTACGTCTGTTCGCCCGTCGCGAAGACGGTGGATTTTAAGATTAGTGGCATCTCTCATGCTGGCAGCGATATTACGGCGGCTATTGCCGCAGCCATAGATAGCGTGTTTTTCCATGAGGGGGCGCCAATTGGTAACGGGAAGATATTTCTTTCCGACCTGAACAGGGCGATCGGTGATATCTCAGGAACGGCCGGATTTATTCTGGTCACCCCATCGGCCAATATTGATCTTGGGGTTGGGGAACTGCCCGTGCGTGGCGAGGTGAAGTACACATGAGCCAATATACTGCTGATGACTACCAAAGAGCGCTGTATGCCCTATTACCCACCGGTTTGGCGTGGCCACGCGATGCTGGAGGCGTACAGGCTGCTGTAATCCGTGCGCTGGCTGCTGGCTACCAACGCAGCGATAGCGACGCAATAGGGTTGTTGGTGGGTGCCTTTCCTGAAACGGCCACGATCATGCTTACTGAGTGGGAAAAAACAGTAGGGCTACCTGATGACTGCTCGATCGGGGAGGTGGACAGCATTGCAAAACGTCAGGCTGCTGTCGTGGCAAAGTTGATAAGCACCGGCGGCCAGTCAACGGACTATTTTATCCGAATAGCCAATACCCTGGGTTACGATATCACTATCACCCAATACCGTCAGGCTCGCGCGGGAATGTCAGTGTGTGGTGATGCGATAAATGGGGAAGACTGGCCTTTTAACTGGCTGGTTACCGCCCCGGAAACCACCATCACTTATGCGCGAGCAGGACGTACCTATTGCGGAGACCCACTGCGTTCCTGGGGTAACAAACAGCTTGAGTGCCAGATAAAGGCATTATCCCCGTCACACACTGTTGTGAAATTTGGCTACCGGGCCACTATCGAGACTTCATCGCTTTAATTTTTCTTTGTTACTTAATTACCCATAATCGTTTAAATGCGAGGACTACTTATGCAAAAAATCGGTGATATCACCACTACAGCCGATCCACAGGGCGAGTTCACAGACGGCAATGTTGCTCAGGGAGTGAGTCCCACTATTCTTCCCGCAGCCTGGTTTACAACAGTTCAGCGTGAATTAATCGCCGTTTTGACAGACGCAGGATTAAAACCTGACAAATCAGATGATTCACAGGTTAGCAAAGCGATTCAGAAAATGCTTAGTGAGGGCATTGATAAGGCGGTTGTTCCTGCATCGCTAACAAAAGCAGGGATCACCAAACTTAGCAATGAGACCAACAGCGACGATGAGACCACGGCGGCAACGCCAAAATCAGTGACGGACGCGTTAACGGGCGCAAAAGGGGTAAATCTTGGGGATGTCATGACGGTGGGGGCGAGATACCCGGCGAATGGATCTAAATGCACAACGTTTATGTCTAACTATACCCCGCATCTTTCCGCCGCCAAGGGCAGTGCAAAACCAGCATTAGAAATCAGTAACCAAGGCAATAAAGATGCGGTAGCGGCATTATTGCTTCACCGTGAGGGAGATTTTGCCACTTATTTTGGTTTAGATACCGATAATGCATTGGCCATAGGCGGATTCTCTCTGGATGGGAAACGGTATCGACTTTATCACGAAGGGTTTACCGGTGGCCTGGCGAGGATGTCTGAAGGGGTAGGTTGGCGTAAGGATGAGAACACCGGATTTATCATTCAATGTGGACAAACGGTCACTCGAGGCATTAATGAGGATGCCAATATTTGGCAAAGTTTTAACGTCCCTTTTCATGAAGGTGTCTGGGCAATATCGCTAACACCGTACTGGCCGGGGCGTAACGCCTGGGATAAGTCATATGACTACGGGCCACTACTGGGCGGTTACAACAACGATGGGTTTAACTGGAATAAACAAAGTTTTGGAACGGTTCGCTATGACTGGGACTGTGGCATGCACTGGTTGGCGATAGGAAAATAACCATGGACTACATGTTTAATGCAAAAAATGCGTCTTTCTACCCACTTGTGATGAAGGAAGATTACGAGGCGTCTGGCACATGGCCAGCGGATGGGGTATTGGTGGATGAAGATGTGTTTAAGACCTTTATCGGTCAGGCACCTCCAGGTAAGATGCGTGGTGCAGACGAAAAAGGCTACCCGGCATGGGTAGATATCCCACCACCCCCACCGCCCACGCATGAGCAACGGGTATCGTCGGCAGGCTATCAACGGGAGCAATGGCTGACCAAGGCAGGACTGACGATAGGCCCGCTTCAGGATGCTGTCGATCTCGATATCGCAACGGAAGAAGAACGCACCAGGCTAACCGAGTGGAAACAGTTTCGGGTAGCGGTATATCGTATCGCCCCCACGCTAGCGCCTGATATTGATTGGCCTGAGCCGCCGCGCGGTTTTGAATAACCGCGTTGGGGTTTTGAATTGTGATAGCTCCTCTGGCAGGAGAGGGGGGCTATCCATTCTTGTGCCCCAAAATTTGGAAAAGTCCAGACTGGATTAGTGAAAAATTTGAGGTTTTAATATATGTGAGGGAATGGGATAGTACGAATACTTTATTAAAAGAAGTTTATTCGGGCTGGCATTTTACAATCTTAACAAAGGGTTTTATAAACACTGACCAAAGAAATTTTTTTACTTTGCAGATTATCGGCGTTGAATTTTTCATTTCAAGCCAACTTTTTTTCTTACAGGCTTTCGTAGATTCCAGTTCTCTGCCTGTTATGGTTGTAATGCATTCAAAGTCTGGATGAGTATTGAGTACTGCCGGGATGGTAGCGTGTAACTTTATAAAGCCCATTTGGTAAAATAACGTCCATTGATCTGCAACACACCATACTGGTAAAAGTTTCTCTAAGAGTTTTCTTGCCGCAGATCTGTTTATTATATACCCATGAGCAAATGCAGCGTCAATAGTTCTAAATACTCCCTGGCCATTACTTAACTCATAAACTGGTTTATTGATGTATTTATTTACTTTTGATAATAATGTAACCAATTTTTTTTCATCATCATTTCTGTTTACGATCTCATTTATTATATTTTTCAGGTTGCTTGGAATGATGACGTCATCTTCAATAACTAAAGCAACTTCATTATTAGAATCGATCAACTTTCTATATGCCTTAAGATGACTCAGGGCACATCCAACCTCGCCTTTAGTTACTGCACAACTTATGTCCCTTCTGAAGATGAACATTTCTTCATCTTTAATTTTTTCCCCATCGAAACCTACAATTATCTCAAATGGAATATCTAAGCTCTCCATTTGTTTCGTCATGAGTTCCAATCTATCTTTATGCTCAGGAAGGTTGATGATATAAACCTTTATTATGGAGTTGAGTTTTTTGGATTCCAT